ATCTGGCTTTTCAGGCATGGTTGGCATCCGGTGTCCTCCCTTTCGGGGAGCTATAAACGAAAAGACCCCAGCGAATGCTGAGGCCTGGAATGGTTGTGCGTGTCTTCCCACGCTGCCCAGCATGACCGCCCCGGAGCAAAACGAGGTGTGAGGGCTTCATGCCTGCCGGTGTTCTTTCGTGACACGTGACGACCGGCTGTACCGTGTGCAGATCCACCCGAAGGTCCGCTCTGCCTGCGCCTCAAAAACGCAAAAACCCGGCGCAATGGCCGGGTTCTTAAGTCTGGTGCGTGCTTGCTGTTACAGCTTTCGCAGCATGGAATAAATCGTACAACTGCTGTAATCCACTGTCAACGATATGTTTTACATATCATTCATGCCGCCTCGAGCACGGCAGACATTCGGCCATCAAGCCATGACTCCCCAGACTTCACCAGCTCGGCGGCCTTCATATGGGTGCAGCCCAGCAGCAGGCCCAGCTTGCGATATGTCAGGCCGTCGAAGCGGTAGTAGTGCCACACCGCATTGAAGCAATCACGGTCCCGCTCCCGCAGCACTGACAGCATGCGGTCTACCCACATCGCCTCGGCATCGTTGATGGCCGGCGTGGGCAACTGGTCGGTGGCCACGTTGTCACGCATCAGCGCATAGGTCGGGCAGACATAGCCGCCGATCCCGGCCTGGATGCGGGTCCATATTCCCCAATGGGTGAGCAGGTAGCAGCTGCTGACGTTCCGCATATCAATCCCCTGTGAAGTTCGCTGCACCGGCACCGCGCCGGTTGTTCTGTTCGTATTGCTGCTGCGGGCCGCCCTGGTGCCCGGCTCTGGCCAGGTCTCGAGCCATAGCCCGCAGCTTCATGTTCAGTTGCAAGACCAACTCGGGCAGCTCCAGGGCCTGGCCGGTTTCGGCACAGACCCAGCCCGAGGCATTACAGGCTGCGCAATCCATCTGGTGGAACAGCCCCTTTACCAGCCCGCTCCCACGGCAATCGGCGCATTCCCGGAGTGGGCGCATCGCCTTGCGGAACGCTGGGCCATGGCTCTTCTTCACCGCGCCTCCAGCAACTGCTTGTGCACTGCGTGAATGTCATCACCGTCGAGGCAGTCGGCGGTGTCCCTGATCACGTGTTGTTCGCCCGACGTCATCCGGATATCGAGCACCCGCCAACCATTGGAGCTGCGGATAACCATCGAGCTGACTTCGGCCGGATTCACGGCGAGGCCGGTGCGGCGCTCGAGCAAAATCATCATTTCGAAACCTCGCCATTAACAATGTTAGAAACTGCCTCGCAGGCCACGTCTTTCGGGGCCTGCGCTGGGTTATGTGATTCTCCGTATTGGGCGTCTGTCAGGTTGGGAATCGCGTTTAGGCCGCGCTCATCTAACCAGTTGTGCCACTTCTCCAAAGCCAGCAGACGCTGTGCCGTGGCCTGGGTATTAATGTAGGTCGAGGCGATCTTGCCCAGCGAGTGGTTCAGCAGCATCTCGCCGATGTGCCCATCGATACCGAGGTCGGTCCAAGCGGTGCGGGCTACCTTGCGCAGGTCGTGACTCGTCCACTCGCCCTTCCCTATCCTGGTGAACACGGCGCTGGCCTGACCCTCGCTCAGCGCCCGACCACGACGCGACGGGAACAGGTAGATGCCTTCGTAGCCCTGGGCCTGCTGGATTGCCCGGTAGCCCCGCAGTAGGGCCTGAGCCTGGGCGGTCAGTGGCAGTCGATGCTCGGTGCGGGTCTTGGTGTGATCCGCCGGAATGAACCACTCGGCATCCGCCAGGGATATGTCAGACCAGCGCGCTTGCCGCGTCTCGCCGATCCGTGTGCCGTGGCAGAGCATCATCAGCGCCAGCATGGCGTCGGCCGGTGCACTGTCGAACAACCCGGCCAGCATCGGCACCACATCGACCAGGTGCACGCCGCGCAGCCGGGCCGCCTTGGGAATGATCTTGGCCTTGGTGAAGTCCACAAACTTCAGCCCGGCCATGGGATTGCTGTCGATGAGCCCGAGTTTATGCGCCTGGCGGAATGCGACGACCAGCAGACCGAACAACTGCCGGACGTAAGACAGCGACAGGACTTCCTGCGCGGGCCACATCAGCAAATTGTCCAACTCCGGCGCCGACACATCGCGAATCGGCAGGTCAGCCAACCGAGGCTTGAGGTGGCAGGCAATGGCCGACTTGGCGCCGCTCTTGCGCTTGCCCGACAGGGACCGGTCCTTGCCCATCCGATCGCCGTACCAGTCGAGCAACTGGCCGACCGTAGCTAGGCCGCCCAAGGCGACGGCGGCAGCGGGATCGCGCAGCAGGCGTTGACGCAGGGCGGGCAGCTCGGCCAGCACAGCGGATGCACCCAACTCAGGGAATCGGGCGATCTGGGTCCAGGCCTTGCCCTTTACCAAATACCACGACCCTCGCTGCCGGTCTTGGCCGAAGCGCAGGTACAGCCCCGGGTGCCTCGGGTCGCGCAGGTCGTGCACGCCCAGGTCGGCGGCCTGCCGGCGGATCTCCGCGTCACTGAACTTTACCGCCCGGGTCTTGCTCATGCTGCCACCGTCTTCGGCAGCCGCAGGTATGCCCGCAGCGCTTCCATTGCGTCGAAGTGCCCACGGCAAACCACGGCCAAATAGCCCTGGCCATTCAGCGCCTGGATGAAAGCGTGCTGGTTCGCCGACACCTCCGCGTCGTTGGGCGGCGTGGCCTTGAATTCGATGTAGAGCCCGAAATACCCGCCACGGGCCATGGGCAAGATCAGGTCCGGCACCCCGGCCTTCACGCCCTGCTCTTTCAGCTTGATGGCCACCAACTTGTGCCGGTGCCCGCCGTTGGGGACGTGGAAGATCAGACGATGCACGTCGGGATAGCGCAGTGCGATCTCGCGCATCAGGGCGGCCTGCTCCAGGCCCTCTCGATCCACCGGCTTGGCCCGGGCGGTCTTCGGTGCCCATGTCTTGAGGGGCGCCGTCATGCTGCGATCACCCGCTCGCCCACCAGGATATCGATGGTTCGCACCATGCCCTCAAGATGCATGACCCTGAGTTCGTCGCTATTGAACTCTGTCTTGCGCCGGCCGTCGATGGCGTCGTGACAGGAGCTGCACGCCCAGGCGCCCTGCAGGTCATTCGGCTTGAGCCCAACACCACAGCGAGTGCCGGACATGCGGAAATGAGCCAGCACGGTGGTTTCCGGATTGCCGTTGCAGACGCCCAGCACGCGGACTTGGCATTCACGACCACGGGCGGCCCGGGTGAGCTTCGTCTGCTTTGTCATTCGGCAACCGCCTTCGACTCGAGCTCAATCAGCAGCTCCAAAAAGTGCTTTGCCTTTTCCAGATCGGCCAGGCCACCCTTTTCCCGCCACCGTGTCACGTACTTGATCACGCTACCCTCGGCGAACGGTATACCGTTGGCGTGGATGTACTCGATGGGCTGAATTTTCAAAGAGTTGTAATGCCCACCGCCGACCTGCCTGCAGAGAGCGCTCACTTGCACAGCTCCAGAGCCTGGGCGTCGGTGAAACCTTGGGCAATCAGGCCTAAGTATTTGGCGCGGATGAATTTGGTGCCGATCTCGATGGATTCAATATGCACGTCGATCTTGCGCTTGAGCTGTTCTAGATCGGCGCGCTGCTTATCAGGCGTACCGGTTAGCAATGTCAGATTGTCTTTGCTCACTTCGAACCTCCAGCGCGCCTGGCGCGCAATTCTTTCAATGCGTTGTTGCCGACTTCCGGCGCGCTTTTCGATGACGGCGCCGCAATCTCGGCGAATGGGATGGGGCCAAGGTCTTCGCCGCGCCATACGAGGCAGGCCTGAGCCTGATAACGCTTCCCGAAGCTGGCCAAGCCGAGCTCACGGCTGAGCAGTGGGAGGCTGTGAAAGCCGGCGGCGGCAGTCGCGTGGTACACGGCAGGGTGAAACCATTTCTCCCGGCCTCGCATCGCTGGGTGGCAGTTGCGCATGGCCTGCTCATAGGCCGTCTCGACGCTGGGCAGGCCGACCATTTCAGGCGTCGGCATG